TAAAATCATAATAACCAGAAGTACTGGCTCCATCAGTAAAATCACCAATATCAATCGCGCCAGAAGTTAATACAGCCAGAGTTGAGGCGTCTTCTGAATAATGAGGACGATGTCTTCCATATTTCCCTTTCATAATAATCTCCTTAAGATTATCCCCTATTTTTTAAAAAAGGTGGCAGGGTTTATATCAAGTACGGGGCAGACTTGAAAACCTACCATAAGATTATGCGTCAGGCACGTTTGTATAATCAGAGTAGAACCTATCAATCTGTAAAGTAATGCTTGGAGCAATATTTGTTGAAGCAGACATCATTGCTGACCATGTCATATTCTCGACGATGTCAGAATCATTGCCACTTGTCGGTAAATCATCAGCCGTGATTGTAACTCGTGGAAATGAAAATACGTAGCCTTCTCCATTACCATCAATTATTTCGTATGATAATGAGAACTCTGTATCTCCAGTAAATTTGGCATACATTGATGGATCAGAAAAATACACATTCATTGTTCCAGTAGCTTCTAACTGACCTGGCGAAACTGTGATGTTTCCAACAGTACCAATAGCCTGGACACCTCTCAAGTTATTTGAAAGGCTAAGATCAATCCCCTGGAAGTAGATATCAGAAGCAGATTGTAACTCGCTATCAATCCTTACTCCTCCGATATGTGAAACAGCGTTGAGGATGTTGTTACCAACTGAGGCGTCAATTGTAGTAGTACTTTTTGTTCCGGTTGCATATGTCTCAGACGTTGTTCCCATGAAATCAAAGGAGCCAGTTACGATTGAACTTGATTGCATTGATAATGAAAATGCATTGACCATGCATCCAAGGAAACTAAACCGCTGCACAGTTGCAAGATCCGTGAACGCTTTCTCAAACACATATGAGATAGGTGTTGAACCATTCCTAATCATGCTTGCAGCAAGTCTTCCACTAGTTCCAGAAGCTCCGTCTGTCAAAACTGAATCTGGATCTAAAACTCTAAAAACTGTTTGAGAGGTAATTGATTCGATTTGGAAGACACCCTCATTTTCAGTATCCGCCATACCTGAAATTCTTACAAATTGACCAGTTGACAGGTCAGTTTGAAAAGTTGGAGCTGATGATCTTGAGGATGTGATAGTCCTTGTGGAAGCGACTACGGTTAATTCTCCAGTAGAAAAGTCTTCATCAACACTTGTTGACCAGCGATTCCAAAGAGCTCCCTCCATCATTTCATCAAAAGTTTTTCCAGCAAGTTCTATTTCTATTCCACCGGACACACTAAAACCAGTCTGAATGACATCAGAAACTTGCCGTGTTGAATTTATATTATTTGAAGTAATTGAGTCTTTAGAAAAGGTAAGACTCTCTCCTGTGAGTGGTGTGAACCGAAAGGTTCCTGATTCTGGCAGTTCCCCGTAAGACGTTTCCTCTTGGTAGGCAAGAGTAACCGAGCTGCCTGTTGCTATGTCTACAGCCATTAAACAATTCTCCTATTGCTTTATAAGCTGAATTGTTCATGACAAGTTGTTTTTGGCCAATCACTGACCGCAAGTTTGGGAAAAACTTATTTAGACTCTATGTTATCGGCTGGTAGATGTCAAGTGCTTATTGTTAATGAACTAAGCGCTGATAGTTTCTGAGGTTCTTACTGAAAATGAAATAGATAAATATCTGCGTTGCCACACTCCATCGTCTTCATCTTTGTCAATAAAAAGATCATATATTTTTACATTGTCTATTGCTTTCGCTCTGAATATTGTGAATAGGCTGTCGGTATATTGGTCTCTAATTGCTACACCATCATCACTTCTCACAAATAGAGTAATGATTAATAACCCGGTTTTTGAAACATAGATTGATGGAGCTGGGGTTGATTGCTGAAATTCTCCAGACCATGTTATATATGTTGATATCCACGGAGAAGAACGTTTAACATATGCATCGCCAGTTTGTTGTCCGTCGAAAACGATTGGCGTTGTTGTCCAATTATCATTCAGATGGTTAAAAATAGCTATTCTTGCATCATTTAAGGACATTATTATATTTCCTTTTCAAATCTACTCTTGTTTTTCTAAATGGATAGTAACCTCTTTTCTTCCATGTGTTACCAGGTTGCTGCATGCCTATCTCTACATCAATTGCATGTCCAGTGTCATTTAATACTGTTATTGAATCTCCGAATTTGATAGCTGATAATTTTGCTTTTTCCGTAGTTATAAACATTCGTGAAGCTGCTTCGTTGTGTGTTGGTCCATGATGCGAAGAATGACCCGCATGATTAATTGATATCTTATGGTTGGCATCATACTCGCCTTTTGCTTGATTTTCACCTGCATGTGGTGACTTTCTGAAAAGCGTATCTAATGCATGCGAAGCTATTTTTGTTTGAGTTTTAACGATCTTGGCCTCAACCCTATCAAAAAACTTATCTATAATTTGCCTATTAAGCGCTACCATATTCTTTTGCTCTTGCTTTATAAACCATTGTATAACCAGCAGGACGTACAGCTTCAATGGAAATGACCTCATAGACTTTTCCATCTGTTGAAATGCGGATATCTACTTTGTCGAGTAAGTCTGGTATTGTATCCGGAACACTACCAGAGTGGAAAGTTATTTCTACGTCTTCAGGGTTTACAATTTGTTTCATCTCTGATGTATAGTTTTTCAATATTGCATGTGTATTATATTCACTTGTTGTAGAAGAAGTATCTTTTCCGGTCGTAAAATTATAACCACCGCTTGCTGTTTGGAATGAAAGTGTTGCAGTCAGACCATTTTCCCGGATTGCCTGATATGCTTTTTTGCCGAAATAATCCCAGTCTATCGACATGTTAAGTGCCTCCGCCGCCACGAACAATTCGTGTTATATAGCCCGGCCTATTTATATATGGTGTAATTAAATTTTCTACAGCGGAGAAGATTGTTCCAGTTCCGCCTTCAAAATAGTGTGTTTCTATTACATCCTTCAATTCTTCGGATTTTATACCAGTAGAGATGTCCGGTTGCAAAGCTCCTGGCGAATCAAACTCTCGTGTTGCACCAAGCATTTGGGCCTGCTCTATTCTCGCTGGAATTCCATCATCGAAGGTTGTCGATATCCAATTTTGGATTGATAAATAATCAAAAGACCTTATTAATGCAGCTTCCTTCTCTTCTTCGTCACCATCGATCCAAGTTGTATAATTTCTATCATTACTATAAGTATCTGATTCAGCAAGAGTAACAAATGAATTACCGACAGTGAATGTTCCATCATCTATTGTAATAGTCATTTATTATCATCCTTCTTTTGATTTTTGATAGACCCGCTTCTTTGTTTTTGCAGTCGTTCTTTTTTTCATGGCAGGTTTTTTTACGGACTGTTTCTTCATTTCAGAATCTTCAGATTGTTGTTTGGACGTTTTGAACCGATTCTTTTTGACTGCCATTTTCCTTCTAAGTCTTGCACTTAATCTCGCCATATTGCAGTCCTCTAATATTGGGATTGTCCGGGCTATTACGCCCGGACAATTATTAGTTATAAACTAAAATTAATTAGTTTCGATCATTGCACATCTGGTACTTTTCTGCGCGTAAACACGATTCCACTGAGCTGCTTCTGCTAACTCTGTATTGTCAGGGGAAGTCCCGGCAATAGATGAATCTGTCCAAGCGAATCCTCTTGGATGTAAGAGAAAATGACGTCTTGTGATAAGGAAGTCAGAACCTTCTAATTCTGTTCTTCCAGTCTCAACAGGCGTTGGTGCTCCACCTTCTCCACGACCAACTGCTCCTTCTGCAAACAAGAAAGACTTGTAAACAGTTGGTGTGCCAGTTCCTGTCCCAGATCTTGTTGGGCAATCATCATTCTCAATTACTCTTTTGTTCAAGTAATAAGGAATCATGTCATCACCCTCTGACGGTTTCCGATAATCAATAAGTTCCTGTTTCAATAAGTCCGTCATGCATTTAGAATGCATTACAATCGCTGTGAATTTTGATTTTGCATCTCCAAGGAGCTGCGCACCGTCAAGAATTGCAATTGGATTCATAACAGTCGGAGCTGCATCATTCCACTGTTTGATATCTGCTGTAGCTTCAGCAGCCGCTGTATGAATAAGATCATTTGAATCGTTATCATTATTATCAAGAAATACTCCAATTAAACTCTGGATTAGCATTCCTTGTTCTACATTTGCCCACCATTTACCAACATATGTAGCGATAGCTGCCATTGGGTCTGCGCCAGCAATTGCCATTGCGAGATCA